CTCTTGTACGTGGCAATTGTTCTACTTTAGCGATTAGGCTTTCATACTCTTTTTTTAGTTCTTTTACTTCTGTCATAATCTAAAATTAAATATTCTTATATTCATCCATTGCATTGAAGCAAGGACAAGCCTTTTTTACACCCGCAAAGTCTCGGTGTCCTTGAATGATGGCATCGGGATATAGCGCTCTTAGTTCTTTGAGGAGCTTGACGAGTGCTTCCTTTTGAGCTTTTGTTCGGGTATCTTTCGGTTGCAATGTATTCTTATCCACTCCACCTATGTAGCAGATTCCTATACTATCCTTGTTGTGACCCTCCACATGGGCGGGTATCTTATCCACATCACGGCCCTGCTCTATGGTGCCGTCCAAGAGAATTACGTAATTATAGCCTATCTCGTTGAACCCACGTTGGCGATGCCATAGGTCTATGTCTTTAGCAGTATGCGCACGCCCCTCAGGTGTGGCAGAACAATGGATAACGAGGTAATGAATGGTACGTTTGCTTTTTTTCATGGTTTACTTTATATTAAAGTTAATACTTGCGGGTCTTATAGTTGAAATTATTTATCAATTGCTATTACTTTGATTTTGATTATTTTTTTATATGCTATATCTTTATAATAGACTTCAAATACCTCTGTACCTCCATTTAGCATATTTTGTTTCTGTTGTAAAGAGAAAATAAAATCCGTAATAGTACCATCTTTATTAACATCTACTTTATTTTCCAAGATCTTTTCAAAGATATATCCTTGACCTTTCTGGAAAATAGACAATAATGGTTTTACATTATTTTTGTTATAGCGGGATCTCATATAAGTATTGAAGTCTTTAAAATTAACTCTTAGTTCTCCGCTCTCACTTATTTCATAGCTCTTTAAACTAAAATATTCACGTTTATCATCAAAAAATCCTATTCTTATATAACTGACATTTAGATTAAACTCTTTAGGATTCCCAAATACATTTTTTCTTTTTGAAAATCCCCAGTCAAAGAATTGTATTGCGTTCATTTCTTTATCTTTTTTACTACTATTCAATGAATATACTCATAACATTTGTAATCATATATTGCGTATATCTATGTACATCTTATTCCCCCCAGCTGTACTAACTACTGCTGTACTTCCATCACCCCCATTGAAGGTGTTATCTCCTGTATATACTACTTGCTTCCCTGTTGTATTAAATGTTACCGCGCCTCCTGCAAAACACTTACGGAAAGCTATTGTTTGATTTTGTGACATAGATGAAAGATTAACTGTTGAAACACCCACAATGTTTATTTGTCTTCCATACCAAGATGTTGTAACACTCCATGTTCCTGAAATCTGTCCACAAGTACCTATAAATGTTGGTAAATGCATTGAATCACCATTTGTTGTAAAAACTCTTTCTCCTGATACATTTGCATTAGCTTTAATACCATTTACTCTTAATGTACCATCATTGACATCCATTTCAATCAAATCATTCTTCCAACCTGTAGTATCTATCTTTCTAAATTTGATTAAATTTAATGCCCCTAATTGAAGCATGTTTTGCTTAGTAAAGAAATCAGCCCCACCATTCCAGCCTACTAAGTTGTTATTTGTTCCATTCAAATTTATTAAATTAGCTTCTAATATTTTAGAAGTAATTTTACCATCTGTTATATCTAGTATAATAGTTGAATTACCATCCCAATTTATAAGGTCTCCAAATATCTTTCTAAATTCTATTATACCACTAACAGAGCCAATTTGCATTTTACCCTTACACTTAATGTCAGCACCATCTCCTCCAGACCATGCATTAATTCTAAGTTTTTTCTTTAAAGTAAGCCCTAGATTAGATAGTACCGCTTCTGCTCCACCTTCTCCTACTTGTACTTGACCATCTGTTCTTATAACAGATGTTCCAAAATACACACCATTAGCATGGCTGTTAAGTTCATTAATCCTTAACCATTCATCTACTTGTGTCCTTATTACTTCTTTGTTGTTCCTATGATTCCAAGAGGTAGGAATGAAATCTAAAGAAGGCTTTCCTTCAATATCATTCCAATGATGAGTATGTCCTTTGAGTGCATAACGTCCGTCAAGGTTCACAGTAAGTTGTTGCCCATCTGATCGAAGTCCTGTGAGTACTCCTGTCTGATGATTAAAATTAAGGGAGTTGAGCTTGATATCTGCTAAGTTCTCAGGCAATGTATTGTTGTCTGTAAAAGGGGCTTGTAAGACAGTGCTATCGGCAAAGGTTATGGTGATAATTTTATCCACATCACCTGTTACAGTAAGACCCACAACACGCTTTTGGGCATTGACTTGGTTGATGTGTTTTTCCTCATTGGTATAATCATTGGAGGTAAGTGTTTTTCCTGCTTCCTTATCCACTTTCTTATCGAACAGCTCCTTGTGTGCCTGACTATCGGTAAGGTGACTTTGTAATTGTTCTGCAGTGACCGTGCCCTGTATGGCGCTCTCCAAGCCCTCAACAGAGGTCATGGGAATTTTTTCAGACTTATGAAAAAAGCTGTCTATAAGGGCGCGAAAGTGCTCTTGAGTTGGGCGCTTGAAGTTAGAAAAAAACTTGTATAATGTTTCTTTTGCAGTCATATTGTTATCTAATTGAATCCTACATACTCAATAAATTGTACCACTCGATAGGGTGGCATATTATTATGTGGCTGGTCTCCACCAGTGTTGGTTGAAGGTCTTTTGGTAAGGTCATCCACACTAATCTTTGAAGATCCTCCAATGCCCCTATCTGAGTCATTAATTGGAGTAGGTAGATTATCCAAATCATGACTATGTGAGGGCATCTCAGCAACAGTGAGCTTATGTGATCGTTCCCCTCCTTGTTGTAACAGTCTGTTTAACTGATAATCTTGAGCATCATCAGCTCTCACTACATAGTCGGGGTCTAAGCCTATCGGCATTTTGCCCCGTAGATTAACATACTCACGCCAACCAGCAGGTATTTCATTAGCAGGTTTACCCCATATAGCTATAAGACCAATAGGTACAGCTTGTTTTTGTCTTTTAAGTTTCTCCACCTCCTGTTTTAGATGTTCAAAATCTTCTTTCTCTGTCTTATTCCTCTCTAAATTTTGTAGGTTAGTAACATATTGAAAATCTGCCCAATTAAAAGTCTTCTCAGGGGTAGACCTACCAAATGCCACACTCCTTATCACCTCCAACGGACGGAGGAATCCATCTTCAAAGGTTACCTCATTGCTTACTTCTTTTATAAATACGGTGGCTCCTTTAGGCCCGCCATCAAATGGCAATAGTTCACCATTGATAAAGACTGTTCCAGCCGAGATAGTATTACCTGTTTGCACACAGCCCGAAATAATTACCTTATTACCTGCAAGGTGTCCTAAATGATTAAAGAGACTATAGGCATTTTGCATAAAGGCGAGAAAGTTCACATCAAAAGGATAGCCAGCATCGTGTGTTAGGTTTAATTTGTTCATATTATTAATCAATTCTTATAGTCCATCTTTTCCCTGCAAGTTTATAGAAATTTACAAGGGCTTTTAATTTGTATTTATCGTAATGTAAATTTTTAGGTAATACGACTACAAAATCTACTCCTCCATCTATATAGTTGTTTCGTTGATATAGGAATACCTTACCTAAGTACACAGGTCTCTTGGCTCGTCTCTGATAAATATATAACCTTGTGTTTCTCTTACCATCTTCTATTTTAATACGCCTTAGTTGAGGGTCGAACTCATCATTGAGTACCTTGCGCAAATAACAGACTTGGCTATTATGGGTAAGGTTATACAAATCCTTTTCTCTCTCCTTCTTAAAAACATCTAATAATTTGTTCAAGGGCGTTGCCAATACTCTCAACCATGCCACAAACTTACTTTTTCTCAAAAAAGTAGGGGTAAGCAGCACGAGCAGTTTGTCAATATTAAAATTATACATTGCTGACATAAGTGATGTCGTTAAAGTTATCAATGGTAAAGTAGCCGGCAGTGGGTATTTTACTTATTTCTATCGTCTCAAATGCGCCATACTCTCCACCGCTATTAATATTTTTGCTTTGTGCCAAAACCAAGTGTGGTATCTTGACACCTTCTGATTGTTGGAGAGCATCAATAAGGTGTGCCAGTACTAATTCTCCATTAAATGGAAGATTCTTTAAATAATCTTTAATTGCTCTTTCAACTGGCTTAAATGCATTGGTAATACTTTGTCCGTTACCATCTAACATTAGAGGATCATACACTATCTTCATGCGTAAGTGTAATATATCTGGCTTATAGTTCACCACAGAAAGTCTTACACCCGCATCTTTTATCTCTTGTAAATATGCTTCAAAGCTCCTTTTCTGTTCCTCTGTAATTGGACGTAAAGTGTCTCCTTGTTCAGTAGCTATCTTAACTATAAGTCTGCCTTCATTTAAACTCTCCACCACTGCTGAGTACTTGACTATTTTACTTGCCTCTATCTGTTCCTCACTGCGCCCTGCATTGTTGAACTTATCACTATCGGGCAACAAATCAAAACCATATTGGAAAGCAAGGGCTTTGTTGCGATACCATCGTGCAGTATGGGGTTTGAGTTCCAATAGACGCCTATCAATATCTGCCCTATGTAGGTCAAACAGCTTCTCCAAACTCCATATAGCCACCGCTATGATATAGACCCATAGTCGCCAAATCGCTACTTTGGAGGTGCTATTAAGATCATTTAGGGCAGGCTCTTGTGTCTTGGCCTGGTAGATGAGTTCTTGTATTTCTTGTATGCTTCGTGCCATGGTTAGGTTTTAATAGGTTATCCTCCTACTACGAAATCTAAGTTAATTGCCCAAATGCTAATACCTTTAAATCGTTCAAACACTTGTTCGTCTTCCTTAGAAAAGGCTGTTGCTGGCTGCAAGTTCTTTGCTGTGTAATACGCCAATATTTCTTTGTTAGTGAATGCTTCGGTTGGTAGTATTAAGATTTTGCCTGCTTGTACATCATCGGTGATATTAAGGGCATTAGCTTCTGCCAACTCAAAGATACTCTCAATGGTACCTGTATGCTGTATGGCGAGGTCTAAAAGGCTTTGATTATGTAATACTGTTATGGTCATCTTCTAATTCAAAAGTTTTATAGAACTTCTTATTAATTATCTTGAGCAGTACTTTAGCAAATCGAAAGCCTAAACAATCTAAGTTCTCCAAGAGACTCACCACGAGTTGCCATATAATCCCTATAAGTACTATCCAGTAAAGCCAATGGAAGGGGTCAAACTCAAAACCTCCAAGACTTGGAAACTCCACATTAGCCGAGAAGGTATGTAGTATATAAATAGGCACTAAGTAGGTGGCTATCTTCAACAACATACGTCCGAATTTGCGACTCTCGTGCTTTTCTCCTCTCTTCCTTGAGGCTTGTACGCCTGTAACCCATTCAAACACTAACAATACCACGTATGCAGTTAGGAATAAATGATTGAATCCAAATAG